TAGAGATGAAGTTGAACCTATTGTGCAACGACTGGCCAAAAATGACATTGTGGCGTTTAGCACCTATGTGTGGAATCACAACTACAACTATGAGCTGGCTCGCAGAATCAAAGAAATCAATCCCAATGTGCTAACCATCTTTGGTGGACCCGAGCCTGCAATCACCGATCCTGACCTGTTTCGTAAGAATCCTTTCATGGATGTGGTAATCACATTCGAAGGTGAAATTACATTTCGCCGACTACTGCAAGCCTACGAAAGTCGAGACTTTGCGCACATTCCTGGCCTGCTGCTAAACCAGGGCGGCGAGGCCATAAACACCGGTGAAGCCAAACGTATTGAAAGTCTTGAAGAAGTAGTCAGCCCATATCTGGCTGGGGTGTTTGACCAACTGATCGAAGACAATCCTGGCATCATGTGGCAGGGCACACTGGAAACCAGTCGCGGTTGCCCGTTTGCTTGCACATTTTGTGACTGGGGTAGTCTAACCTACAACAAGGTCAAGAAGTTTGAACTTGAACGTGTGTTCGAGGAACTGGAGTGGATGGCCCGACGCAACTTTGACTTTATCTCTATCACTGACGCCAACTTTGGCATGTTTGCCGAACGTGATGGGCTGATTGCCGACAAGATCATTGAGTGTCAAGAAAAATACGGATCACCACGAACATTCTCAGTGGCCTGGGCCAAGAATCAAAAGAAGGAAGTGGTTGACATTGTTAAAAAACTTCTGGATGCTCGTGGCTTTAACCAAGGTCTGACACTGAGTGTACAAAGTCTGGATCTTGATGTGCTGGAAAACATTCGCCGCAAGAACATGGAAATGAACAAGCTGAACGAGGTGTTTGAACTGTGCGAACAACGCAACATTCCCACCTACACAGAACTGATCCTGGGCTTGCCCGGCGAAAGTCTCGAGTCCTGGAAAAAGAACTTCTGGACCCTGTTTGAAATGGGCAATCATACTGGCCTCACTGTGTTTCAGGCACAGTTGTTGGAAAATGCTGAGATGAATCTGTTGCAAAAGAAACTGTTCAAGATCACTAGCCAGCCTGTGACTGACTACTTTTCTGGCAGCTATAGCAACGAACACGTGGAAGAAAGCATTGATATCATTACTGGCACCAAAGACATGCCGTTTGACACCATGTTGGATGCACATGTGTTTTCATGGTTTATCAACACATTCCATATCAATGGCGTGAGCACACTATTAAGCCGCCTGGTATTCAAGTACAGCAGTGTACCCTACAGTGAGTTTTACGATGAACTGTTTGGATTTATGCAGGCCGACGAATGGCTGCATCGTGAACAAGAAGAAGTGCGTGAGTATTATCGCAGCTGGATGACCACGGGCAAGATCAATCATCCCAACATTGGTATTGAAATACACGGCTGGAACCTGATTCACAGAACTATACTAAACATGCACGTGGAAAAACAATACAACGGAATCTTTGACATGCTGGAAAGGTTTATGGCACGATACAATTTGCCTGTGGACCTGTTGAACAGCATCATGACATTCCAACGTAGGTACCTGGTGGCATATGATGCCATGAACACCTATCCTGAAAATCTTGAACTAGACTACAATATCTGGGAATATCTCAGCTTTGATCATGATTTGGTGCATGCACCTACTGTGTATCAACTGGAGTTTCCCGAAGACAAGACCATGAGCTTTCCCAAGTTCCTGGAACTGTTTTATTTTGCACGACGAAGAAACTTTGGCAAAGCCATGGTAGAACGTATTGGTCAAGAGTCAGATAGCGCCCGACGTGGTGATGGTGCAGCACGAGCTAAACTAGCGGCCTAATGTCAAGACTGTTTGCATTTGGATGTAGTTTTACCAACTATCGCTGGAGCACCTGGGCAGACTGTTTAGCACCAGAATTTGATAGTTTTGAAAATTGGGGGCAGAGCGGAGCAGGCAACGAATTTATATTCAACAGCGTGATGGAGGCTGATCAGCGCCAGCAATTTGGACCGCAAGATACTGTAATAGTGTGCTGGACCACTGCTATCCGAGAAGATAGATATGTCAATGAGCGCTGGCACACACTAGGTAATATGTTTAGTTGCCCGATATACAACAAAGACTACCTTGCCACACACGTTGATGAGCGAGGCCTTTTAATAAAAACCCTGGCGTATATCAAAGCAGTAAAAACATTGTTGGAAAATCGGCAAGTGCAATGGAAGTTTTTATCCATGGTCCATTTTGATTCTCTAAATATCTATCAAGATGTAGTTGATTCAATTACGCCAAGTTATTGTACTGTGTTGTTCAAAGACGGATGGCCGGATCGAGACGGTGACCCACATCCTAGCCCTGCGGAGCATTTGGCCTATTTGGATGTAGTGTTACCGGGCTGGGTGACAAAAGAATCTACTCGTGCTATAATGCAAGAAGAAAGTATCAATCTAAATAAAGATCCCTGCAAGACGGGAATGACAAAGGTAACAAGACTATGAAATTTAAAGTAAGCGAACTATTTTATTCAGCACAGGGCGAAGGCCGCTATGTTGGCGTGCCGTCGATATTTTTGCGCATGTTTGGCTGTAATTTTACCTGTTCAGGATTTGGATGCAAGCCCGGTGAACGATCAACCGGTGCTGACGAAGTGGCCAAGACAGTACACCTGTACAACACATTTGAGGAGCTGCCCCTGGTGGAAACTGGCTGTGACAGTTATGCATCCTGGCATCCTGCATTCAAGCACTTGAGCCCCACGTATACCGCAGATCAACTGGTGGCAAAGATGGCTGCACTATTACCGCATGGCAACTGGCAGCAGCCCAATGGCAATCCTGTGCACCTGGTGATCACAGGTGGCGAACCGCTACTGGGCTGGCAACGTGCATATCCCGAACTCTTGGATCAGCTGCATGAACTTGGCCTGCGACACATCACATTTGAAACCAATGGCACCCAAGAACTCAGCAGAGAATTCAAGCAGTATCTTGCTGCCTGGATGGGCGAAATCACATTCAGTGTTAGTCCCAAACTGTCAGTATCTGGAGAGAAATATGAAGATGCTATCAAGCCCGATATCATCTGGGACTACGAAACATACGGTGTGACCTATCTTAAGTTTGTGGTCGAAAAGGTTGAAGACTTTGCCGAACTGGATCTTGTAACAGACGAATATCGACTGCGTGGATTCAGCGGTCCTGTATTTGTCATGCCCGTAGGAGGTGTTGTGAGTGTGTATGATAGCAACCGATTGCATGTGGCCAACGAAGCACTCCGGCGTGGTTACTGGTACAGTCCGCGACTGCATGTGGATCTCTGGGGCAATGGCTGGGGAAAATAGTATAGAGCGTTTAAAAAGTGACTGACAAATCAAATCTACTCAAAGGACGCAACAGCTACGATAGTACCAGCACAGGAACTCTTGTTCCATTCTTGAACAGAAATGTTACTCCTTATGCTACTGAAGCCGGGGGTCCTAAATTTGATTTGATTCCGGTTACTGAGCAAAAAGATCTAATGATCAATCATGCCAGGATGTATGCCCAGCAAGAGTATGATCGTATAATGTCCCTGGTTCATGTGCTGGAAGAACAAGCTGAGCAAATTAGACGCAGACTGGAAATAACAGATGCAGTACATGGGGCAGAGTTTCAGTTTAGATTGGTAATGGGCAACTGTTACTGGTTGGTGTGGCAAACAAGACTAGAAAAAATGTTGCTGGTGCTCACTGGCCCAACCAGTTGGAGCAGCAGTGCTCCGGAAGATTACCAGTATCTAGCACAGGTGAAATACATGGGCGACCATACCTGGATGGAAATAAAAGAGGATTGACATGGGAATATTTGATAAACTATTTGGAAAGAAATCCGAACCTGCGGCAGCAGCAAAGCCGGCATCACCCAAAGTTCGTGTGCTCAAACAAGAGCCCAAAAGTGAAAAAGAGATTGCCACAGCAGCCGGAGAGCCGTACGTGGCCATCCTCAAGATGGACATCGATCCCAACAACTTGCACCAGGGCAGTTTTGAACTGGACTGGAATGAAATCTTTGTGAGTCGACTGGTCAAGGCTGGCTACATGATCAAACCCAATGATGTGGATGTGGACATTGTGGATCGTTGGTTTCAGACTGTGTGCCGTCATGTTGTGATGGAAACCTGGGAACAGGAACAAGCCATTATCAAGGGTGCAGGACAGTATGTGAACACTCGAAACATTGGAGATGGTAGGACTGAAGTGTCATGATTTTTAATCACATCAAACAACTCAAACAAGACGGGAAGAAAATTGGCATCACCTTCTCCACCTTTGACATGCTGCATGCAGGTCATATTGCCATGTTATCAGAAGCCAAGAATCACTGCGATTATTTGATATGCGGCTTGCAAACTGATCCCACAATTGATCGACCTGATACCAAAAACAAACCTATACAAAGCATTGTGGAACGTCAGATACAATTGGCTGCTTGTCGCTATGTGGATGAAGTTGTGGTTTATCAAACTGAACAAGATCTTGTTGACCTGTTGTTGATTCTGCCACTTGATGTGCGTGTGTTGGGGGTTGAATACCAGGACAAAGAGTATACTGGCCGCAACGAATGCTACCATCGAGGTATTGAATGTATCTTTAATCCTAGAGACCACTCATTCTCTAGTTCAAGCCTACGCAAGCGTGTGGTTGCTGCCGAAAGTCACAAGGTACTGCTACAGAAATGATCTTGTTTGCAAATGGCTGTAGTCATACTGCGGCTGCTGAGGCTGCGGTACCTTATGGCTGGGCCGAAGATGATGGCAACTTGTACCAGGCAGGCCGCGGTCCGCATCCGTTAAATCTGGCTGTGAGTTGGTGTACTGTGCTGGGCCAAAAATTGGATTGCCAGGTTATTTGTGCAGCGCAAGCAGGCGGCAGCAATGATCGCACAATACGCACCACCAAAGACTGGATCAACCACAATCCTGACAAACTCCAGAATACATTTATGGTGATACAATGGACCTCTTGGGAAAGAGAAGAGTGGTTTTATCAAGGACAAGATTATCAAGTCAATGCGTCTGGCCAGGACACTGTACACAAAGATCTTCAGGAACGCTACAAACATTATGTAATCAACATAAACTGGACCGAGAAAACCGCAGACGCCCACCACAAGATCTGGGATATGCATTGTTATCTTGAACAAATGGGCATAAACCATTTGTTCTACAATGCCAACAGCACGTTTAGTGATATTGCACCAACCAACCAGAAATCCTGGAACAAGCATTATATCAACCCTTACAGCCAGTCTGGCAGCTATGATGCTGTGCTAAGATACAACGGATTTGACTATGTCAAGCCCAAAAAATACCATTTTGGTGCCAAGGCCCATTGCTTTTGGGCCAATCATGTGCTACAATACATTAAAGATAAACAACTACTAGGCACAGATGAAATACCTTCTTATTGACACTAGCAACATGTTCTTTCGAGCACGGCATCAAGCACACCGTGCTGCAGACTCCTGGACCAAGCTGGGGTTTGCACTGTATCTAACTCTGATGAGTGCCAACAAGGTTGTGCGGCGTTTTCAAGCAGACCATGTGATATTCTGCCTGGAAGGACGCAGCTGGCGCAAGGATCACTACAAGCCCTACAAGGCCAATCGTGCTGTGGCCCGTGCTGCCATGAATGATGAGCAGGCTGAAGAAGACAAGCTGTTCTGGGAGACCTATGATGAGCTGACTAAATATTTGAGCAACAAGACCAATTGCAGTGTGATCCGTGAGCCCCAGGCCGAAGCAGATGACATCATTGCACGATGGATAGCCCTACACCCCCAAGATGAACATACAATAGTAAGCTCAGACACTGATTTTGTGCAGTTGCTGGCCGACAACGTCACGCAATATAATGGTATCACAGATGAACTACTGACCTTGGAGGGTATATTCGATGCTAAAGGTAACCGTGTCAATGATAAGAAAACTAAACAGCCAAAAACGATCCCGGATCCAGCCTGGCTGCTATTTGAGAAGTGTATGCGTGGCGACACATCCGACAACGTATTCAGTGCGTATCCTGGAGTACGTGAGAAAGGCACAAAGAATAAAGTTGGTCTCCGTGAGGCCTTTGGAGACAGAGACAAAAAAGGCTACTCGTGGAACAATCTCATGCTGCAA